AATATTTCAAACAAGATTACGTGAAGACTCTCAAGCTGCTGGACGTTGGGAAACGGAACAAGGTGGTGAATACTTTGCAGCCGGTGTCGGCGGTGCGATAACAGGTCGAGGCGCTGATCTATTAATAATAGATGATCCGCATTCAGAGCAGGACGCTTTGAATCCCGAAGCGCTGGAACGTGCTTATGAATGGTATACATCAGGTCCTCGTCAGCGTTTACAACCTGGTGGTAAAATTGTAGTCGTTATGACGCGTTGGTCAGTTAAAGATTTAACAGCACAACTTATAAAATCATCTGCTGAAACAAAAGCAGATCAATGGGAGCTTATAGAGTTTCCAGCAATACTACCAGACAATCAACCCGTATGGCCAGAGTATTGGAAGTTATCAGAATTAGAATCAGTGAAAGCATCTCTATCGGTGCAGAAATGGAATGCTCAATGGATGCAAAATCCAACGGCAGAAGAAGGATCAATCATTAAACGCGAATGGTGGAGAGTTTGGGATAAACCTTATATCCCTGCTTTAGATCATGTGATTCAAAGTTATGATACTGCATTTCTTAAAAAAGAAACGGCGGATTACTCTGCAATCACTACATGGGGTGTATTTAGATTGAACGAGGATAGCGAACCGAATCTAATATTATTAGATGCGGTAAAGGAAAGATTAGAGTTTCCAGAGTTAAAACGTAAAGCGTTAGAGCAATATACCTACTGGAATCCAGAAACGGTGATCATTGAAGCTAAAGCATCAGGACTACCTTTGACCTATGAATTACGTAAGATGGGTATCCCTGTTGTTAACTTTACACCGAGCAAAGGAAATGATAAGCATGCAAGGGTAAATGCAGTTGCGCCATTGTTTGAATCAGGACAAATATGGGCACCTGATCAAAAGTTTGCTGAAGAGGTCGTAGAGGAATGCGCAGCATTTCCTTACGGGGATAACGATGACTTGGTAGATTCTATGACTCAAGCAGTAATGAGATTTCGACAAGGTGGTTTTATAGATCACCCAGAAGATTATAGAGACGAACCAGTGATTCATCATAACAGAACTTATTATTAATATGGCAGGAATCGAAGAAGCATTTGAAAAATTTTCAGATAGATTAGCTAGAGAAGAATCTAAAAGATATTCTAGAGATGAACAGGGTGATTACGTAGAAGAAGTACAAGATCCATATCCTATTAAATTAGGTCCATTAGAATTAGGAGCTAATGCAAATATGGTTACAGGAAAATTTTCTCCAAATGAATATCAAAATGTTTCAACAATGAATCGTAACGTTGGGTTAAGAGGAAAATATAATGTTCCAGATTCTGGAATTGCATTACTTGGAAGTATTGGAGATGTAAGAAGTAATCAAAAAGTTAGAACAGATTTACCATTCAATCCAATGACAGGCGAAGCAAGTCCTTATAGTGAAATGAGAAAAGATGTTTATAAAGATAGTCCCTATTCAGTTGGTGCTCAATATAATCCACAAGGTACAGATGAGATGTATAGTGCTTTGTACAATAAAGGTGGCGGATATAATTTAGGATACAACAAAGGACCTGTTAATGTTAGTTATACTTCTAATCCAGGATTAGGAAATAATGTAATGTTGAGAGGTCAATATAATTTTGCAGATGGTGGAAGAGCTGGTTATGCTGAAGGTAGTAAACCAACAAGAGAAGATTCACCTATACTTCAAATTAATCCAATGGAAAGAGATATTCAATTTTCTCAAGATCCAACTATGGAACAAATGCCTAACGTTGGAATAGCAGCTATAGGTTTAACAAAAAAAGCAAAAGATTATAATAGGTATATAAAAGCATTTGAATCTAATGATCCAAAAGTATTTAAAAAATGGTTTGATAGTCAAACAAAAGAATTTTCTAAAACAAAAAAATTAGCGGAGGATGCTGAAATGTTTGAATTAATTCCAGAAGTTGCAAGAGGTGCATCTAAAACTCAAAAACAACTTGCAAATAATCAATTAAGAGAAAGCATGGGTAGATATTATGCACAAGAGTTAGGTCCTTATTATTCACAAGAAATTGGTATTTTAGATAATTTAATTTTTAAAGCATACGGCGGACGAGTGAGTATGTCTGATGGTGGATTGACAACAACGATAGCACCTGCTAAAGGTCCTGACTCACAAGGTGTTGAATCATTATTTAGAAGAAGGTATAGTTAGTCATGGCAGAAATTGATAAGTCATTACCCAATACAAAAACTACTATTGAAATTCCAGGTCAAACTGAAATAGAACAATCTATTCAAGAAGAAATATTACCAACAGATTCTCCAGTTGAAATTAACATGGATGAAGATGGTGGTGCAGAAATTTCTTTTGATCCAAATATTGCAGCTCCACAAGGGGGTGAAGATCATTATGCAAACCTTGCAGAATTTTTAGATGAAAGTATTTTAGTAGAGATTGGATCTGAACTAGAAGGACAATACAAAGATTATAGATCATCACGTCAAGATTGGGAAATGGCATATACGAATGGTCTTGAACTATTAGGTTTTAAATACGAAAGACGAACAGAGCCATTTAGAAATGCATCAGGAGTTACTCATCCAGTTCTTGCAGAATCAGTTACACAATTTCAATCACAAGCTTATAAAGAATTACTTCCAGCAGATGGACCGGTGCGAACTCAAATTGTTGGATTAATAGATTCACAAAAAGAACAACAATCAGAACGAGTTAGAGATTTCATGAACTATCAAATTATGACTGTCATGAAAGAGTATGAACCAGAATTTGATCAAATGTTATTTTATTTACCGCTATCAGGATCTACTTTTAAAAAAGTTTATTATGATGCAATCCTTGGACGAGCGGTATCTAAATTTATTCCAGCAGAAGATTTAGTTGTTCCTTATTCAGCAACATCATTAGATGATGCAGATGCTATCATTCATGTATTAAAAATTTCTGAAAATGATTTACGTAAACAACAAGTAAGTGGTTTTTATAAAGATGTAGAATTAGGTCAACCTGCAATTAAAACAGATACGATAAAAGAAAAAGAACGTGAGTTAGAAGGTGTTAGAATTGAAAGACAAGATAGTATTTACACTCTTTTAGAATGTCATGTTAATTTAGATATAGAAGGTTTTGAAGATAAAGATCCTCAAACTGGTGAGCCCACAGGAATTAAACTTCCATACGTTGTAACGATTGAAGAATCATCAAGAGAAGTTTTATCTATAAGAAGAAATTATAAATCCGACGATCCGCTAAAAAATAAAACTAATTACTTTGTACACTTTAAATTTTTACCAGGACTTGGGTTTTATGGCTTTGGTTTAATTCACATGATTGGTGGATTATCACGAACTGCAACTCAAGCATTAAGACAATTACTAGATGCAGGAACATTATCTAATTTACCATCTGGATTTAAAATGCGAGGTATTCGTGTACGAGATGATGCACAACCTATTCAGCCAGGAGAATTTAGAGATGTAGATGCACCAGGTGGAAATCTGCGTGATGCATTTATGCCATTACCTTTTAAAGAACCATCAGCGACCCTTTTACAATTGATGGGTATTGTGGTTCAAGCAGGTCAACGCTTCGCGTCCATCGCAGATATGCAAGTGGGTGACGGTAATCAAAACGCTGCTGTGGGTACGACGATGGCATTATTGGAGCGCGGATCGAGGGTGATGTCAGCGATTCATAAAAGATTATATGCTTCACTTAAAAATGAATTTGAATTATTAGCAAAAGTATTTGCAACTTATTTACCACCAACTTATCCATATGATGTTGTAGGTGGAACGAGAGAAATTAAAGCTGCAGACTTTGATGAGAAAATTGATATCTTGCCTGTGGCTGATCCAAATATATTTTCACAATCTCAAAGAATTAATTTAGCACAAACTGAAATGCAACTTGCAATGTCTAATCCACAAATGCATAACTTGTATCAAGTTTACAGAACAATGTATGAAGCGATCGGAGTTAAGAATATAGATCTAATATTACCTCCACCACAATCACCAACACCAATAGATCCATCTATTGAACATATCAATGCAATGACAGGACAACCTTTCCAAGCATTTGCTGGACAAGATCATACTGCTCACATTGAAGCGCATTTAAATTTTATGCAATTGAATATGATTCAGAACAATCCTGCTGCTATGGCATCTATTCAAAAGAATGTACTAGAACATATTTCCATAATGGCACAAGAACAAATTCAATTAGAGTTTTCTAAAGAGTTAATGCAAATGCCAATGTTACAACAACAAGCACAAATGAATCCACAAATTCAATTACAACTTCAACAGATGATGCAAGCTATTGAATCTAGAAAAGCT